AGATATTAGAACCAATACCAGCAGTACCACCTATACCGCCAACAGTGCCATTAGTATCAACACCACCAAAAGAACGAATAGTTTTGAACTTGTTTGTGTTTGCATAATCTAAAATGTCAATTATGCCACCACCCCAGTTAGAACCCGTAGTCGTTCCTAAAGCCCACGCAAATTGCGCTCTCGTATCAACACCTGGTCCAGCCGAATATGCAGTTGCTCCGTCGCCTGCTAAAATATGGTAGGCATAATTTGAGTTTGTTGTATCACCATTGACAGTAAATAAAACGGAGTCAAGTCCATAAGTACTACGGTTTGTTTGTCCAAATGCTCTAACCTGTAAATGCGTGTAAGTGCTAGGAATAGAAGTAAAAGAGATTGTTGAAGTTCCACCTGAACCAACAGTTACAGTAGAGATAGACTCATAATCGGTGGCAGTCGCGCCACCGCTCAACATTCCTACAATGGTGTTTAGCATTATGCAACAGCACCTACGACATACCAAGTGTCTGTGCCAGTTTTAATGCAGGCTGCTGATTTGTATTGCCCTAGTGTTGGTTGTGCCGCTACTGCGCCAGCGCTGAGGACTGTTGTAGTACCTGATGTAACTGCTGAGATCGTGCAAGTACCAGCACCGATATTAAGAACTGTGATGACAGTACCGATAGGAAAAGCAACAGATGCGTTAGTAGGTATCTTAAAGGCGATAGCAGTTGCCTTATTCATCACCTCTAGGACTTGGTACTGATCTGCTAGAACTGCTGTGTAATCGGCTGTGTTAGCTGTGCCAACTGTAAAGCTAGTCAGCCCGTTATACATGTTGGCTGTAAGCACATCACCTGTGGCTGCTGGAAAAGTTGGCATTGTATCTCCTTAGTACGAAAGAACGCTAGTGCCTAGAATACCGTATAAAGATGATCCAATGATGAATCCATCGATGATTGGTTCTAGGGTTGTGAATTGGGTTTTCCAAGAATTAGGCGTGATGCTGTGAGCTACGCCGAACACCTGCAAAGTTTTAGTCAAGGCTGATGAGCCTGGTTGTGTCGTTGTGATAGTTACTGGATCAAAGAACTCTAGGTCTAAGGCAGCTGTAATTCCTGCATCGTAACTGTCTGTGTAAAGGTCAAGGGTGATGGCATCACATCGAGTTGTGGTCTCAGCTCTAGATGCCACATAAGCCCGAGCATAGTCAAGGGCAACTGCATCGGTTTCCATGAGCAGATTCTGTTGGTTGTAAGAGTGAACGAAATACTTGTCAATAGAAGCTTGGTTGATTGCGTTCTGAGTCGTGCCACCTGTGCGAGTAATTTGGGCTGAGTTATAGATAAGCACATCGTTGAGAAGCCAGATAGCATTGAAGTAAGGGATGCCTGTGCCATCGTCATTAAACACCACAGGCGTGCCAGTCACGCTGCCTGTTGTGAAGGCTCTGTCCTGGAATACGAACTCGCCAGAGGCATTGACATATAAAGAGCCATACTCGCTGATTTCGACCGTTTGCATGGCTTCTAGGGCTGTTCTAGGGGTTGCTGGGTCTGCCTGTAAAGTTGTCTGTCCAGCATCAACATCACGCATGGATGCAGGCCATCCGATTTGGTCAAGAATCTTGTTAATGCGAGTGCCTGATAATTGTCCAGCCCCTGAGTCTGTGACTGTTGAAATCTGTGCGTTCTGTGCAAGTCTAAAGGCATCTACAGCTGTAATTGTTGTGTAAACAATATCGCCTGTGAACTTGGGCGTTGTAGTTGAATAGCCTGTAATAAAGCCTGAAAAAATTGGATAAGTAACTGTGTTCCATGTAGCAGTTATCTGCACTTTACGCATTGGATTGAGTAAGCCATAGTAAGGGCTAGAAGTATTCTGTGGGTTAAAGTCACCATTCTGATCCACAATGCGAAGGCTCAACTGACCTGTCTGGAATTGGTCTGCCTGTGCGTTGCGACCCCTGCTGGTTTGAATTGAATCAACCTGGTTAGACACATCGACAATGACCGCTTCTGAATCGGCTAGAACATTTACCCCAAAGATTCCTGAACCGATAATAAAAGCCTGAGCAAAGGATGGCCCAGTCGAGAAATTAATCGTGGCATTGATTACTGGTACTGCCACTAGATTGCTCCAGCGTAAGTGGTTGAGTTCCCATATCTGTTGAGGTCTTGGATAGCGTTCTGAACTACTGCGGCAATCTGTTGGTCGCCAATGCCTGTGGCGTTAATGGTTATATTCGTTGGTCCACTACCGCCTGACACATTATTAATTTCAGCTAGCCTGCTCGGCAATGTTGAGATGAATGGCATTACACGATCAAGTTTCTCACGAACAATGGCTCGTTGTGTTTCTATTGGTGTATTTGGTCCAGTCGTGGTCAATGTTTGAATTTGTTTTAATTCAGGTGCAATTTTGTCAAGTATAGATCTAACTGATGACCTAAGTGCTTCGATAAGTACTTGAAAAGCGTTTTCCGCTTCGTTTGACTTTTTAATTAAGCCAGCCATGGCAGTATTCTGATCATGAATAGCGACCAAAGATAGAAGGCGCATCTTTGTCTCTGAATCGGTAGTCTGATTAAGTGCTGTGTATAAGCCAATGCGTTCTACATCGAACTTCTTCTCCAGCTCTTTGAGGGCCAGTTCATCGCCTGTAAGGGCAATCTTTCGAGCAGTAGCATTGTTGTCGATTGTTTTTAGGCTGTTTTGTTGCTTCTGTAATCTGAGTGCGTCTTTGTTGGCTTTGTCTATGGCTGCGCGTTGTCCAGGAGATTGCTGTGGTGTACCTGCTGAACGCGCTTTGCTTGATGCACCTAACCTTGAAAGAAGTCCTAATCCTGAAATCTGAGTGCCAGCATTTAGAACATCACCAATAAAGCCTGCGCCTGGCAATGACTTGATTGCTTTTGTAAGGACACCAATGCCATAGATTGCATTACCAATCTGTGTGGCAAAGCCTTCCATTGCTGTAGTTGCTCCGCCGATGCCTTCCTTGCCTGCAATCATCTGCATGGCATCTAGCAGGTCTTTACCGATAATCTCTTTTGCATTATTTGATGCAACTGTAAGCTTGGCAATCGCGCCTGCATAGCCTTCGGCAGCGGCTAATGCCTGCCCTCTGAACTTGTCTGTGAGTTCTCCGATGATGACATCCATGTCACCAGCTTTAAGTGTCGCCTTATCTAGACCAGCACCAAGACGGCTAAGAGCTGTTGTCTGACCTAAGAAGCCGCGAGATAAAGCAACAGAGACTTGACCTAAGTTTCGTCCTGTACCAGCGCTAATATCTAAAGCAAGTGCTAAAGCATCTTGTGATTTCTTAACATCACCTGTGGCTGTAAGAAGCGTTCTAAACGCTGGGCGAAGGTCATCATCTAGAACGCCTGTAACGCGCTGTAAATCACCAATAAACTTCTCAACCTCGATGGCTGCAAAGGCATTGCCTGTGTTGGCTAGGGCTAATGCTAAAGATCGTGCAGCCTTCTCATCCGCTGCAAATGCCTTGACTGACTCTTTGCCAAATGCGTATAACTTAGAAGCTGCAAAGACTCCTGCAAGTTGCTTGCCTAATTTAGCAACGGACTTCTCTAGTTTAGATGTGGCAGTTTCTGCCTGCTTAAATGCTTTATTGCCGGTGTATTCGGCTGCAATATCAATTACTACATTAGCCATCAGCGTGTGCCTACCATTCGATTGAAAGTCTTACCAGCATTGTCAATAGCCTTTAGAACAGCCTTTGTAGCATTGCCCTTGTCATTTTCCCAAGCCTTGTAAATTAAACGCCCGCGCTCTTTGCCTGATCCTGTAAGTGGGCCCATTGCCTGAGCAAAGTTAGGGCGTGATGATGGCTTTGTGCCTGGGGCTCTGCGACCTGCTGTTTCATAAATAGCACCAGCTGCTGAACGGTTACGAATTTGTGCTAATGCTGTAAAGCCTTTGCGGTTAGGCTTTGATGGTGTTGTCTTGTAACCAATACCGCGCTTGACAATAGATGCGTTAAATACAGGAAACTTGCCACCTTCACGCGCCCAGTTACTTAAAGGCGAAACGGTGACATATCCTCTAGCTTCTTTTACAACAGGCTTTAAAACGCTAGCAATTTCCTTTTGTGTTTCTTTGCCTAATTCTGGAGCAAACCTGCGAAGTGCCTTACGGAGTTCAACGCCGCCTTTGACGGTTGCTGGCATTGGCTATCTCCTTCGCATCTTCCTGTAGAACCTTGATTAGGTTCTTTAACATCACTTCATCTAGTTCTAATAATTGTTGTGGCGAGATCCCGAGCCTGACGCTTAATTTAGCAATCAGGTAGGTGATCGAGTCTCGCCCTAAGCCAAAGGGTCATCATCTAGCACCTCGACCGAAGTCAAAGTTTCGATGAATTGCTCTCCAAATGGCTTAACAGTTTCACCCGAACGGCGGATACATTCCCAAGCTAGCCAAAAGATATCGCTTTGCTTCTGGTCTTCGATGAACGCCTTGTGAAAGCCTTTCTTGGCGTACATCTCAAAACCGTACTGCACCAATGGAGTTATTGGGTATTCCCCAACTGATCCATCCGCCCTTGTTACTTTTAACTTTGCCATGCTTTGCCCCTTAGTTTAGTTTTTTAGAAAGTACCTGTTGTGGCTACTGCAACTGTTGAGTTAGCAGTAAATGTGATTGATTGTGTACCAATATCGCCAACAGCACCGTTGATGTCTGTTGTGTTATTGACTAACAATGAAACTGTGTAAAGAGGGTTTGTAGCAGATACTGCTGTTCCCTTTGTCTGTAGGAATACTGCTGTGACAGTTGTTCCCCATGCAGCTTGAAGTGTTGCAAGAACATTCGCTGATGCTGTGTCGTTGAGGAAGTCGATTGTAACTGTTGATGCTTCCAAGCCCTTTACGAACTTGTGAGAAGAATCGCCCATTGCTGTTACTTCGAGTTCATCAAATGAACGGTTAATTGTTACTGCTGTTACATGGTCAGAAAGATCAACAGAGTTAATCTTAACGCCTACGTTATTGTTTAGAAATACAGCCATTAGGATTATTCCTCGTCTTTCTTAGTAGATGCTGGCTTTGGTGCTGAAGTAACCTGCCCGATTTTCTTCAGGAAGGCTTCGTTTTCTTTTTCCCATTCGGACATTTTAGCTCCAGGTAGTTAGAACGGATAGTGACATCTCGCAAGTAAGCAGATCACCAGATTGAGCGTTTAGAACGCTTGGCTGGGTTACTGCTCCCACATTATATGTTAATGAGGATGCTGCGAGTTTGTTGAACACACCCACTAGGGCATCTTCAATTCCATTGAGGTTGCCTTCATTATCGAACAAAGGCACAGTAATGATTATCTTAAAATTAGCTGTTGGAGCAATCGTGTTGTGTTGATTGTTATTAGGCTCTAAATATGGATCAGAAGGACTGACGATTACAGAGTTAGCCAAGACTGTGGCTGGTGGAAATGCAAATGTCTGCCACTTAGCGTTATCGACTAATGCTGTCGCAATCGTGGTTCTAAGAGTAGTGAGAGCAACTGGCATTATCCGACCATCGAACGCGGATCAAGTGCGTGAGCAATAAGTCCACGAACTCTAGCCAGAAGAGTGTTACCCATGCGATATGGGCTAGGAGTAAAGTCCGGTGATACGCCGCCTGTAGAACTAACCTGGCGAGCCTGCCAGATATCTACTGAAATCATTAGTGCTGCTTCTTGGACTGCTGAGTCGGCTGTCCAGTCTGTGTAGGTTTCTGCTGTGACTGTGCCAAATGGATCAATAGGATGTTTAGGTTGTGCAGTTGTGTGAGTAGTTGTAACTGAGATTGAATAAGCACCAACGGCTGTAATTGTTTTAGAGCCATTGTATTTAGTGCCAGAATTAGCAATAGTTACAGTCTGACCAACATAGAAAATTTCTTTAACAGGAATATCAAAATATAAAGTGCCTGTGCCAACAATGTTGCTGTGTGCTACTGGGAACCACTTAGGAGCCCAGAGCATAGGAAGAATGACGGCATCAGCTGCATCGCAAGTTTGTTGAAGGGTGGCATCAGCGTATAGCGAGCCAACACCTAGTGCTGAGCGAAGTTCTGCAACTGTGCAAAGTGACATTCTATTCCTTTCTAAAGACTGGGAGCGGAGCAAGGGCTGCGCCCCGCTCCCAGCGACTTAGGGTATTACTTATGCCTTGTTGTTCTTAAACGCACCAGCGCCTACCTTTGTCGCGATTGCGCCAAAGCCGTAGTAGCCGATTGTTACTGAACCTGCTGCAGTTGATTCTGCGCGTAGGCGGTATGTTGGTGACTCGTACCATGTGTAAGCATCTGGGTTCACGATAAGGATTGAACCGTCTGTGTCTGTTCCAGCTGCTGTGTTTGGAGTTACGTACAAGTTCAAGCCTGCAACGTTTCCTTGTAGAGATGTTGGTACAACTGCGCCGCCAGCGTTCATTGGATTTGAAGCTGTGTAAATTGGGCGACCGTTGTCATTGAGTGTCATGATGTTTGACCATTGTGCTGTGTTTACGATCATGTTGCGTGCGAATGGGTTTGGAAGTCCAAGTGTCGCGTTGTAAACAGATGCTGAACCGCGAGCAACAATTCCAAGAAGCTCTGCAGCTGTTGGGTAAGTTGTTGTTGTTGTTCCGTCTGCTGTTGCGCCTGCAATGATTGCTGCGTTTACTGCTGCATCTGTTGCCTTCGCGTAAGCAGAAGCCATGTTGCGAACGAGTTCATCAAAGAATGCTGGTGAAGTTCTGTCGAGAAGCTCTACGCTGAAGGTCTGTTGTCCGGCGTACTTCTTTACAGACACGCTTAAGAACGCTGAGTTTTGGTCTGTTTCGTTAAATGCTGCATCTTCGTTTGTTTCTGCAACTGTTGGCATTACTGTGATTTTTGGAATCTCGAATGTCATACCTGCATCAGGAAGCACTCCGCGTGAGATTGCATCGATTGATGGGCGGATTGTTGTTCCAAGTGGGTTGATGATTTCTGACAACTGACGAGTTGGTACGAGACCAGCGTTGTCTGTTGTGTTGTCTGCTGCAAGTAGGTATTGACGAGCTGACTCATCACCTAGTGCTGCGCGGATTGTGTTTTCTGCATACTTAGCAGCTGTGATTTCAATGCGTGGCTTTGTGTAAGCCATTGCTGTAACAGTAGGACGAGCAGCCTCGACAGCCGCAGCTTCTACTGATGGTGTTGCTTCGACTGCTGTGGTTTCTTCCACTACTGTCTCGCTTTCTTTTGGTTGGGTTTCGGATGCAGCTTCTTCTGCCTTTTCGGCTTCTTCTGCTGCAATATCAGTAACCTGAGCAGACTTAAATGCTGGCTCTGTTACTAAACTTACTTCGACTAAACGAGCAGCGGATACATAAGTCACGCCATCCTTAATCTTTGACTTTAATACTTCTGCACCGATACTAAGTCCGGACTGCAATCCTTCTTCTGCCAGAATAAGTGCTTCTGTGCCGCGTTGTGAACGACTGATTGAAAATACAGCATCGATAGAGTTTTCTGACTCTGAGAAGCTGACGGCTCTTCCTAAAGGCTTCTTTGTGTCATGCTGACTTAATAATTTTATTGACTTAGCATCAGGAATCTCGATTGATCCTGATTCAAAAATTACTTTGCCATAATTGGTTGAACCTGCTTCAACATTCAATGGCACAATCTTGCCAGAGATAGTGCGGCTAGCGGAATCCGCTGTGAGTTCAGCCGTAAGGGTTACGATCTGTGTCATTCCATACCATTGCTTCCATTAGGTGATAGGTCTGTCATTTCCATCGCTTGCTCTGTTGTGACAAGTCCAAGCGATAGCAATTTTTCAATTACTGCAAGTTCAGCAAGTGGGTCTGTGCGCAAGAATGTCTTATCGATGTCAAACTTCACGACATGACCACGAGGAGTAATATCATCCATCGATAGACGATCTTCAATAGCTGTGATAAATGGCTGTAAAGATAGCGCTAAGAATTGCTTGCGCTCATCTTGAACATTTGAGTAAGTCATTGAATTATTCATCTCAGCAGAAACATAATAAGCAGGTACATTGCAAAGGCGTGCAATCTCTGTAGCAAGATTCTGAATCGCCTCGTTGTACATCATTTCTTTTGGTGA